TTTTACAGAAGCGGCAGTTTCCGACGCTCACTAGCGGAGGTTCTTGTCGCGACTGGATACTGGGTTCCAAACATCCCATTCGACACGGAAGACCTCTTCACGGTTGTTGACGTGTTGAACGAACAACAAAAAGCACAAAGGAGCAGACGATGACAACAAAGACATCTATTGAAGTCGTCGGAGTTCGTGACGCTATTCGTTCGCTCAACAAGATTGAGCCTGGTCTCCGTAAGCAATTCACCGCCGACGCAACCCGTATTGCCCAACCTGCAATTCAGGAAGTCCAGAAGAACTACACAAAGGTTCCGTTGTCCGGTATGGCGCGGAAATGGGAACAAGCCAACAAAAAGATATTCCCGTTCTCTGTGGCAAAAGCAGTCTCAGGAGTCAAGTTGAAGGTTGACGCTTCTCGAGAGGCAACTTCGCTGATCTACATCACCCAGACCAATGTCGCTGCAGCCGTCTTTGAAGCAGCGGGACGCGCCAACCAGAACCGCCTGGGGGATTCTCTTGGGCAGTTGCGTCCGAACCATACGCGCATTCTCGGGCCTGCCGTGTTCCGCAAGCGTCGCGAGATTGAAGGCGAAATGCTTCGCGCCACTAATGAAGTAAAAGCCCGCGTTGAAAGAGAACTCAAATGACAATCGCAATCCCAATCATCACAGAGTTCAACGGCAAAGGAATCTCTTCTGCAATTAAGGAATTTAAGAACCTTGAGACAAACGGCGAGAAGGCACAGTTTGCAATCCAAAAGGCAGCACTTCCCGCAGCTGCTGCACTTGCAGGTCTGACCGCTGCACTTGGATCAGCAGTCAAGGGCGCAATTGAAGACGCAGCCGCACAGGACAAACTTGCTGAACAAATCAAACGCACCACAGGCGCAACCGACGCACAGATAACCGCTAACGAAGACTGGATCAGCGTCCAGGGCAGATTGCTCGGAGTCACAGACGACGAACTTCGTCCGGCACTTGGCGGTCTCGTTCGCGCAACTGGTTCAATCACCGAGGCTCAGAAATTGGCATCCGCTGCGATGGACATCTCTGCAGCGAAAGGATTGAGCCTTGAGACGACGACTAAGGCTCTCGAGAAGGCATACGGGGGCAACATGACCGCCCTTGCCAAATTGTCTCCAGAGCTTCGCGACATGATCAAGGGTGGAGCGAGCCTTGACGAAGTCATGCAAGCAATGTCCAAGACCTTCGGCGGTGCAGCATCCTCGGCAGCAGAAACCACCCAGGGCAAATTTGAAAGAATGAAAATCGCCCTTGATGAGACGAAAGAGTCAATCGGCGCGTCGCTCATGCCAGTCGTTGAAGCAATTGTCCCCATCCTTCAAAAGTTCTCTGATTGGGCTGCAAAACATCCAGAAGTCTTCACAGTCCTTGCCGTCGCATTAGCAGCAGTCGCCGCAGCAATCGTTGCAATTAACATTGCAATGAGCATTAACCCAATTACCGCAATCGCAATCGGTATCGCTGCAGTCGCAGCAGCTGCAGTTATCGCATACAAGAAATTTGAGACATTCCGCACAATTGTTGACGGCATATTTGGCGCAATCCGCTGGTGGATCAGCAACGTCACAATCCCGCTCTTCCAGGGTCTTCTCGGCGCAGCGACATTTGTATTCAAAGCAATTGCTGCGGTCTGGAATAACACCGTCGGCAAATTGGCTTTCACCATTCCCTCGTGGGTTCCTCTAATTGGTGGCAAGAGTTTCGCAATGCCGAAAATCGGTGGTGGAGGTGGTGACGGTGGAGGCTTGACAAGCGCGCGAGCCTTTGAAGAATCCCAAAAGGAAATCATCGCAGCGAACCCAGAAGTCTTTGCAGCACCACCCGCAGTCGCACCATCCGCCCCAGGCAAACCACAAAACACCAAAGCACCCGCTCTTGGCGGAGGCACAGGCGGACGCGAATTGGGCTTCGGCGACATCGGTCCATTCACCGACATTGGCTTGTCTGGGATGACAATCAATGTAGACGCAGGACTTATCTCGTCGCCCGCCACAGTCGGTCAAGACATCATCGACGCCATTCTTGCAGCGCAACGCAACTCAGGAGCGGTCTTTGCACCGGCAGTGACACTGTGACCGTCCCCACATATCAAGTCCTCGTCGGGTTCCAATCAACAACAGGATTCGGTACACCCTTCCAACTTGACGACGCCTTCTATGGCGTTCTCGACACCGCAGGACGCGGAACCCTCGGAGGAACCACATTCGTCGACCTGACCTCAATCGTTCTATCAATCAACATTAAGCGCGGACGCAACCGCCAACTTGACCAGTTCAACGCAGGAACCGCACAAGTCGTGTTCAACAACAATTCCCGCATCCTTGACCCGCTGAACACGTCATCGCCTTACTACCCGTTCGTATTGCCTCGCTCACCAATCATCATCTACGCCAACGGGACGCCCATCTACACAGGCTTTGTAGAGGATTGGGACTTGGATTACCAGAACGCCAATCAAGGCAGAATGTTTGCCCGATGCGTTGACACTTTCGGCACCCTGGCTAATCAGCAACTTAACGCTTTCACCCCGTCGGCACAGACTTCAGGATTGCGCGTAGATGCCGTTCTAGACCGTCCAGAGATTGCATATCAAGGCGCAAGGTCTATTGGTACAGGGTCGTCTACTTTGGGGGCTTACGCGGTCTCTCAGGACACAAACGTCCTCAACTATCTTCAGCAGGTCAACACCTCCGAACAGGGGTACCTCTACACCGCAGCTGACGGAACCCTCACCTTCAAGGGCAGGTCAAGCGTTCTCAACCCCGTCTCAGGCGCGTCCTTTACCACCAACGGCACAGGCATCCCGTACATGAGCCTTGTTAACCAATACGGATCAGAACTGCTCTACAACTACATCGTGACCCAGTCGCCCGCAGGCGCAGCGCAAACTTCATCAGATGCAAACTCAATTGCCTTGTACCAGACGCAAAACTACAACCTTCTCAATCTGCTCAACTCGACGACAACGGAAGTCGCAGCACTTGGCTCATACCTTCTTGGCAAATACCGCAACCCTGTCCTTCGCTTCACAGGGGTCTCATGCGAACTTGCAGCTCTTACCTCGGCGCAATGGTCAATCCTTTTTGCCATTGATCTGACTTCAATCGTGACAGTCCAAAAGGACTTTTCTATTGGCACCCCTGCATCAGAATCACAAACTCTGATCATCTCAGGAATTGAACATCGAATTGTCCCAGGCTCGCACAACATCAACTTCACAATGGAATCAACAGACGGCAATCAGTATTTCACTTTGAACGACGCCACATTCGGTACTCTCTCAACAACAAACCTTCTCAGTTTCTAGAAAGGAAACAACATGGCAGACCAGACATTCACATCAGGACAAATCCTCACAGCTGCGCAAATGACAACATTGCAGGCAAATATCGGACTTGCTTACATCACGGAGGTAGCAATCACAGGCGCGACAACAACCGTTTCAGGATGTTTCAGCAGTAGTTTCACCAACTACAAAATCGTTGTCGACCTGACCGCTTCGGCTGCTGCAGGTGCAAGCGCAATTAGTTTGCAACTTAATGGTCTGACAAGTGGCTACGCATACAACAACGTTAGAAACTACGGCGCAACCATCAACTCACTAACTAACGCTGCCGGAACTGAATACTTGTTGGGTTACACCGCTTCAACCCCATGTACTTTTGCTACTTCGATTGAAGTGTTCAAGCCGAACCTTGCAGCAACAACAACATTTACGCACAACAGTCACGGCTGGAACTCAAGCGATTACATTTGGTACGGCGGTGGTTGTTCAGTAAACAACACAACCCAATACACGGGGTGCGTTTTGCAAGTTGCTGGTGGCGGAACAGGCAAAATCTTTGTATATGGGTACCGCCAAGCATGAGAAAAAGCCTGATTCTATTGGTTATTTGTGCATCGCTTACCGCTTGTGCAGATCGTGAACGTCTCAACTGCCCACCAACAAAAAACAAAGCACTACGCGGAGTAACCGAAACTATTGATACAACCATTGCACCGCGCTACGGCACAGGAGGAAAATGCACATGAAACTACGACCACGACTAACTAATTCAGAAATCAAAGCACGACTTGTATTATTCATTGCAATCGGACTTGTCTTTGTCTTTGTCTTTTCAATCATTGCAATGCTGATCAATCTTCTTTATGTGACGCAACCAGTCGAGATGTCTCAGATGGACTCAGAAACGTGGAAAACCCTGAATCCGCTACTCATGACCCTCGGTGGTGCGTTGGTGGGGGTCGTCGCGGCAAATAATCTCAAAGACAAAGAACCGCCTGCACCATGAGCGTCAGGACTTACCAGTTCTATCCCTCGTGGGACGGTAAAAAAACACAACCCATCACCTTAAAATTGATTGAACTCATGTCAAGAAGATGGGCCACTACCTCTCTTGGCGCGTATGTAAATCGTCCAATGAGATCGGGAAAATCACTATCCGTCCATGCGACCGGATTCGCATGCGACCAAAAATATAAGGACGAAGCACAAGCCAAAATCATCTTTGAATGGTTCCTTGGCTCAAGCGTTATTGACGGCGTAAAAGTCCAACACTCTGAACGGCTCGGACTCCAGGAGCTGCATTGGTACTCGAAGCCAGGCACGACGCATGGAGTTGGGTATCGCTGTTCGCGCGGTGAGGGTATGA